AATTCCAGCACCAACAGTAAGTGCAAAAGATTTAAGTCTGTCAAAAATACCCTGAACGGGTTTCATTACTGCACTAGCAGTCGAAGTAATCTTCTCACCAACTTTATTTCTAGTCTTCTCAAGGAAAGACTCTTCCTTCTTTACTTTCTTTTTCTGTCTCTCCGCACTTTGATCCTTTGCTTCTTCTTTCTCGTTGGAAATTCTATTTGCAAAATCAAGAGCAAGAGCAGATCCAATATCTGTAAGAATATTATTAACTTCAGACAGAGATTCGTTTACCTTTGTTCTATTCTGCTGCTGTAATTTTAATATATTTTTTGTTATCGTTATCTTCTTTTCATTGGTTGCAACTCTATTCTCTAGAGCAACAATATCATCTATTCGATCAACATTAGTCTTAAGTTGATCTGTATCTATATCTAATAACTTACTGCTCTGCATCTTTGGAGCAGCAATCGGCGCACTAAAAACTGAGGAAGATATGAGAGACTTCCCAAGTTTCGGTGCTGCTGATCCTAATGGTGAATTAATTGCCACTCTGCTGTTGTGCCTTTAGGTTTTCTTCTTCAATATGCTGTTTGAGAAGAGTCACATAGACTTCTCTCTCCCATGGCATCATATTTTCTAGTTCTGTTAATGAATATTTATGATGCTGAACCAAAGCAAAGTTAATTTTGTAGTATGACTCAAGATTAGTATGAGCCATACTCAACTGAAAAAAGATGCTAATCCCTCTAAAACTACTTCAGATTCTACCTCTGTGGCAGGATTCACCACTTTAAGAGTATGAGATAATTTAGGCATAGTTTCAAAGAATTTTTCAACTTCTTTGAATTGCTTTGTATTCAACTGTTCAATGAACTCATCCAGTTCTTCTTTAGAACAGTCATTTGCTTCCCAACTTTCCTCATCATTATAGATCATATCAATACAAGATGCGAGCATACTCAGAGACTGAGCCACTGCACTGTCAGAATCAACTTCAAAGTTATTCTCGACAAACTGTTTGATTGACGGATACCTCAACTTCATTGAAAGGGTATCATCTAGTTTGATGGTATCTTTATGACCTCTGGTTTTTTTAACCTTAATGTCATCAAGATTGACTACCATTTCAACGGCAGTCTTACCGTCGTCGGGACAGGTGACACTGACTTCAACACTTTCTCCAACAGATCTAGAACGAACGTTCAAGAAAATGTATTCAATATCAAAAGTAGGAAGTGTATTAATATCGACTCCCTTTGTCAAGACACATTCGCTGAGAATCTCAACAACGGCATCAGTAATTTGCTTACTATCTTCCGACTCAAGTGCTAAAATTAGAATCTTTTCTTCCCTAACAAGAAAAGGTCTGTATTTGATTTTCTTGTTATTAGATGGCAAGACCAACTCATAAGTCGGAGTATTAATCTTTGGTAAAGGCATAACGATTATCAGTTATTAAAAAGGTGTTGCAGCACCACGCTTAAGTATATAGCGGTCATAATTGAAACTTACAGTGACCCTCATCAGATCTGCTGCGCCATATGAAACCGGCATCGGTGAGATTGCTTTGGGGAAAGCATTAATGAATTGATATTGTAATGATCGTCCATAATCTTTTTCAAACTTATGGATATACATCGTATCAATCTTATAGTCATCAGGATATCTGAGTCTTCTGTAAAAACTCTTTTCGGTTTCCTGAACTTCTCCATTTGCACCGCTAGTGATGTAATCCATCCACCCCTCAAATATTTTCAGGAGTGTGTAATCACTAGACAGATAAAATGTAAAATCAATATCAGTGTATAGTCTACTATGTGCAAACTCTTGGGACACACCCATAAAGTTGTCCTTAACATCACCAGTTGCTAGAGCACTAGCAGGCAGTGACGCATCGGCACACATAATACCCATCTTACGAGAGATATAATCTTTGGCATTACTAATACCAGTTTCTCTCAGATACTTAATGATAGATTGGTTGAATCCAGCAAAATGAACCTGATATTGATTAGTTAGAGAAAGATCGCCAAATTCTGCTTTGGCGTCGTCCATCGTAATTCTTTGAACTATCGACACTCTAAATACCTATACGCTTTTATATTATTAAGTATTTAGATGTCATATAAGGGAAAATATAGTCCTTCTTATCCAAAAAAATACAAAGGTGATCCAACAAACATTATATACCGTTCTCTCTGGGAACGCAAGTTTATGGTGTATTGTGACTTGAATGAAAATATCTTACAGTGGGGAAGTGAAGAGATTGCTCTCCCATATCGTTCACCCATTGATAATAAGGTTCATAGATACTTTCCTGATTTCTATATCAAGGTGAAAGAATCGAATGGTTCGATCAAAAAGTATATCATAGAGATCAAACCCAAGAAACAATGCATGGAACCAAAGGTCAAAAAGAGAAAGACCAAAGGTTACATCTATGAGGTTTATGAATATGCAAAGAACCAGGCAAAGTGGAAAGCGGCAAGAGAGTTCTGTAAAGACAGAATGTGGGAGTTCAAAGTCTTAACCGAAGAGGAGTTAGGTATTAAATGAACCGCATCAGACCGGTCATGGATGAACTAATTGGTATTGAAGATTCTGACAGTCTGATGTCTGAAGTTCTTGGCATACTTCAAGATACCGCAGTCATACCTGACATTGGAAAGATATACACCTTTCAATATCGCCCAAAAACACCCAACCTACAATATGATGCCAATCCCGTTGTTGCAGTGACTGATTTATTCCGATGGGGATTTCGTGGTATAAACTTTCACTGGGGTGAAGCACGTCAATATACATGGCAAGATGTAATTGGAACCCTTCACTATGTTGATAATGAAGAACTCAATGACATTCTTGCACTACCAATTCAAAACTTTCGTCTAAATAGTTAGAAATAAGGTCGATAGATGGGAAGAAGTCAACAAAAAGCAAAAGAAAGAGCATCTGCAGAAGCGAGAAGAGCAGCGGCAGCCGCAGCAGCACAACCGGAAAGGAAGATGGCGTCTTTCCGGGAGAATGCCGGAGAAAATAGAGCTCATCAAATTCAAAACGGTGCGAGTGCTGTAGCTCTGGCGAAGAGTGGTGGAGCACCACCGATTGCAGATCTAAGAGGTGGTGGTGGAATAGATCCAAATACAGGAGTAAAGTTACCTCCACCAAAACCTGCATCAGTTTCCACTAGTGACGATAAAGCAAAACCAAAACCAGAAGCAGCAAAAGCAAAACCAGTAGCACAAGGTGAACCTGGTGTTCTTAGATATCCAATGGAAGCACTGTCAGATACGACAGATTATTTGCAGATAGACATTGTTGAATATAAGAGTGCAAAAGAATTAAGTGGTAGTAATAACAGTTTCACTACTGGTCCTGGATCCAGAAATATTGGACAATCAACTGGTAGAAAAGGTCTTACATCAAAAGGACTGGCAACAAAGAGATTGAAGGATAGGGGCACCATTATCTTACAAATGCCATCGAGTATTCAAGATGGTAATTCTGCATCATATGGTGAGTCTAAAATGAATACTCTTGTGGGTGCTGCTGCAGGAGCAGTTCAGGGTGTAATGACAGAAGCTGGAAAAGCAATTGGCACTGCAGAAGATCTTGGTAGTGCAGTTAAAGGAGGTCTTGATGCTGCAAAAGGTGCATTTAGTGGACTTGATAATACTAGTGGACTTTTAGAAGGTGGTAAAACCTTCCTTACAAATAAATTAACTGCATCTGCACTCGGAGCACTTGGTGGCAATGTTTCTGCAGCAGATCTACTTGCCAGATCTACAGGTCAGGTATTCAACCCAAATATGGAGTTGTTATTTAATGGACCTACTCTGAGATCTTTTAGGTTCTCATTTAAGTTTACACCAAGAAACGCCAAAGAAGCAGAACAAGTAAAATTAATCATTAGGACTTTCAAGTCTAATATGGCACCAAAAGTAGATGCATCGACTCAGATTTCTGGAAATGCTTTATTCATTAAAACACCAAACATTTTTGAACTTCGTTACAGAAGGGGTATACAAAATCACCCATTCTTGCATAAATTCAAACAGTGCTTCTTAACTGATGTCTCTGTCAACTATACAGGTGAGGGAGTCTATGCAACATATGATGATTCAACCCCAATCTCAATGCAGATGGATTTATCATTCAAAGAACTTGAACCAATTTATAATACCGACTACGAAGACAGCGATGTAGGAGTAGGATTCTAATGGCATATTTCAAAGAGTTTCCAATAATCAGATATCCATCTTTCCTAACTGGAAAGAACTCATCACTAGACTACGTTGAGGTTGCAAACTTATTCCGTAGGGTCAAACTAAGAGAGGATATTCAAAAAGAAATCACTCTCTTTGATAAGTATGAAATCCCCGAAGGTTTCAGACCAGATAATGTGGCAGAAGATTTATATGGAAGTGACGAGTTAGATTGGGTCGTAATCATTTGTTCCGGAATCACTAACATCAGGCACGATTGGCCAATGTCTAATAGTGACATCTATAACTATGCAGAAGCAAAGTATGGTAATGACTTAGCGGATACAAGATTCTTCAAGACCAAAGAAATAAAAGATTCTAGAGGTAGAGTAGTTCTTCCAGCAGGAAAGATTGTTGATGAAACATTCTCGTATACGTTCTATGACTCTGGTCTTGGAACTAATGTAGTTAAGTCTGGAACTACGGTGAAGAATGGCATATCAAATCTAGCATATGAAATCGATTTGAATGAGAAGAGAAGAACTATATTTGTATTGAAACCAGGTCTGCTACAGCAGTTCCTCAATGACTTCAGAGACATCATGGTCTATGGTAAGTCATCACAGTTTATTGATGAACGAACAATTCAGACAGAGAATCTGAACATCACGATGCCATAAAAAAAGGACCCTTACGGGTCCTTTTGAGTATCAGTCCTCTGCTAGTTTGGCGAAGTAGGACAGTGCATCATCCTCATCATCGGATGAAGTATTACTCAGGGTGATGTCAGGATCATTGAATCCACCGCTGCTAGGTGCAGGAGTAGAAGCACGATTCTGCTGACGGAACTCTTCCTCTTGCTCAACAGTTTCCTGATCCTGGAAACGAGTTGTGCCCTTGTTGCCA